ATATCATAAAAATGAAAATGTTTCTAATTAATTAACAAAAAAAACTCTTCAATTAAGAAGAGCCAAAAAATCTAACTTGAGGAGAGAGTTTTTATCTAGGAACTATTTGTCTACAACTTTACCACCATCAATGGCAAACTTGCTTCGTTGTTGCTGTGACATTTTATCAAATACTGTTCTTGATACCGTATTTGTATTGCCATTGAAGGTTGATCCGTGTTGAGAACCACCGCCAGTAGAGGGATTGAATAAATGAGGTGCTGATTCGGTTAAACCCTTGACCCATTCATTAACACTCATTGGATCGCTAGTACCATCACCAAATACAACATTACCTTCTCGATCATGAGGAACAGCTTTACCATCCTTAACTGAGAATACTATTTGTGAACGTAACACAACATCGTCAAGAGCAGTATCTACAACACCTGCTTTAGCTGCTGAGTCTCTTACTGCATTGTCGATAAGTAGTGTTTCCAGTTTCCCGTTTAATGCTGATTGAGTTTTATTCATACCTTCAAGAGCTAAGTTGTGCTCATTTCTCATTGCTTTGGTACGTTCTTCTAATAACTCATCGATCTTACCTTCATCAATTAGCTTTTTATCTTTTAATGCTTGAGATGTTTTAAGCATATCATTATAAGCATCAACATCAATTCCATTGAATTTAGATTCTAGGTCTTCTTGTTTCTTTAAAAGGGTTACATTATTAGATCTGAACTCATCTAACTTTGTTTTAAGATCTCCATATTCCTCTTCTGAATATGTTTTTGGTTCTACTGCTGGGTCACTCATTTTATTCTCCGAATAATTATTAAATTGTCTCTGACAAATTCATTTTACATTAAATACATTTTATTTTATTTTTAATTTAGTTTCTATTTGGTTAAGTGTTAACGGATTGCCACTTCCACTCACCATATCTTTGAATCCCAATTTACCTTTCTGCCAAAGTTTATATTTACCTTTGCCTAATACTTCCTTTTGGAATGCTTCCGGTTTATCCTTTAACCAGGCTTCGTAGTTCTTTTTACCTGATACCTGACCATCCATAGGAGCTCTACTCGACTCAGGTATCTCTTTAAACTTACCTTTAGCGCCTAATTCTTTCCAAGACTTAGTAATACCAATTGTTGTCGATCTACAGTTCCAATGTGCTGTAGCTCCAGGGAAGGATGTGCCATGTCCAAGAGGATTATAGTTTAAATCCCATTGTAGTCCGTCTAGGAACATGCATGTGTCTGAGGTTCGATTGTCGAACGTTGCACTCCATTCGATACCTTTAATAATGTCGTCATTGTCCTTATACGTATCTATACGTGCTTGATTTGCTACTGACTGGATTGATGTCCTGACTAGGGCTTCAGCGCTTCTATAATTGCCATTTAAAACACTATCCTTATATCTCAGTGCTTTAGTACCTCTCAAAGCTCTAACAATATTCGGAGTAGTCTCTCCTGCTAACATACCTTGTCTGACTGTATCTGAGAAGCGATCTTTGAATGCTATGCTACGTCGAGACCACCAGTCTTTACTTGGTGCACCTTCAATTAATGAGTTAGATACTATTGACTTCAATGCTTGTTTACTCAGTCCAGTGCTTAATAGTTCGATCTTAACTGATTTATTAACAGCATCGATGGTTTGAGCTTCAGCAATACCTGCAACCTTAGACAAATCACCAGTTAATGTGTTATTGACGCTTTTATAAGCAGTCTTAACTGTTTCCTGTATTTGTTTGAGTAGAGTTGCTAAACGCTTCTGCCTAAACTTAGTCATAGGCTTACCGTTTAGGATATTACTCTTCTCTAGTTGCTTGATAAGATCTTTCTCAAGGGCTTTTAATTCCTTGAGAACATCCTTTTTCATTTGAAGCTCTAAACGATTCAGATTAACCGAATGGCCAATGATCTCATCTTTGATTATCTCATTGACGGTTTTAGCCATCTAGATCAATCCCAGCACCTAAGTCCATTTCACCTTGTGCATCAATTAACTCTTTCTCATCTTCAACTGATGTATCTGGAGGTAATATCTCACCTCGTTTCATATTGAATAGGAATGTATCATGACTGATTGCACCTGATTGCCAAGCCCCCATTAGTGATACCATATCCTGTGCTTGGATCTTAGTATCAACGAAGTCTGTATTTAACTTAATAGAGATATCGCCTGAGATACCTTCCCATTCGGACATAAGGATTAATGCTTGAGTGATTGCACGTTCAACGGCCTTAACTGTACCAATTAAGGTTGAAGCCTCTGCATTCTGTCTCAATCTTACCGAGTCTGCTGCTTCAACACCTGCCTTAGGTGATTGTAATAGCTGAGCACCAAGTGATGCCATCATCGAACGTTTCTCTTCCATTGCTTTCTCTAAAGCCTGAAGTCCTTGTCCACTAAACTCTAAATAGCCTGCCTTAGATGATGAGTCCGGTAAGATCCATGCTGAGCCTGAGCCGATTTTTAATTCGCTATCAGCGTCGATACCTGTTACATAAGGTGTAGGCAATGCTGTGAAATGCCTTCCATGCTCTAAGTCTGCTGAAGTACGATACATCGATAAGCCGATATCTGCTAAAGCCAATAGTGGTGGAATAGTTGGATCAAGGTTAAACCCTTCTCCACTGATTCCAATAAAAGGTATATCGTTTAAGGTTGATCCTTTACGTGAAGGGAAGATCTCATCTATCATCTCCCAACCCTTCTTATCCTTTCTCCAGATACGAACAACATACTTACCTTCTTCAGTAAGCAATTCTCTGTATTGAATATCATACTCAGATTGATATGGATCATCAGGATGAATCTTACGATAGTTCTCTTCAAGGATAACCCTATCTTCTAACCAATTAGTAACCTGTTCAGTTGAATAACCTGTCAGATAAGGTCTTTCCTCATTTCGATCTACTAAGACGCCCTGTCTCCCCATTAATAACTGTTCAGCTAACATATAGCTAATAAAGTCTTTTAATGAAACTCCAGTGTTAGTAACATCCTCTATTAATTCCTCTAATTTTGGAGGTATTTCAAGGATAGGATCTACTCTCATAACTGCACCAACTAGACCACGTACAGTCCTTTCAATAGCATTATAATAAACTGCTCTCAGTTTGTATGATTCGTATTCGTTGTTCTCTTGTCCACCTAATCGAGGTAAATAGCTTTCACTTTCACCTTTAATTGCATCATTACCATTAAACGAGTCTCTGATCCGTTGCCATTTATCTTGTGTGTTAGTATAATGCGGATGCTTACTTTCAATACCCATTTTATGCTCCTAT